GGGTTAATGTATATACACGTTCCCTACGATTTGTCTTACGGAGCCTGGCAAGACCCGACCCATGTGCGGGCGTTTAACGAAAACTCATTCTTATATTACACAGACTGGCATTGGTATCTGAACTGGAAAGACAGGTTCTATATCGAAAGCATGGCATTTGAACTCTCAGACATTGGAGAAGAACTTGCCCGCCAGATGGACAAAGAAGAACTGCTACGAACCCCACGCGCTGTGGACGCAATCTCCGTGGTGCTGACAAAGGAGAAGCCATGATCAAGAAACTATGGAAAGATTTCTGCTGGAACGTTGAGTATTACTGGGATAAACTTGGTAAGAAAATAAAGGATTTGGTCCGTGGCTGACAGCATTTCCGCTATTCCCCAGCAACCATTTTTAGGACGGTTGGCTGAATTTCTGCGGTTCTTAGAAAAAGACCGCCCAGAGTTCTTGCCGCGCCAACTTGGTGTAATGCAGGGGATGAGCCAACTTGCCTTACCGCAAGCGTCCACAATCGAAAACCTGTCTTACGGCAACCAACCGTTTATTATGCCGCCGTCCGGCACAGGGGCAATGATTCCGCAGGTCAAGACTGGACGCAAAGCAGAAGTCGCTGACCTTATAAGTATGATTTCTGGTGTTCCTGGCGCTGGAGCAGTTGCAGATGTTGGCACAAAATTATCTAACGAGACTGCTGATGCTTTGGTGCGGATGATTACCCGAAACCCACAGGCAACGGCTCCGAGCGTGATCCAAGAGACCACCATGCCGTTTATGAGGTCTGTTGCTCCAAGAACACCGGGACTTTTAGAAACACCTGTAAAGTCCGATTTGGGCTTTTACTCGGCACTAGAACAAGCCACCATACCCCTGCAAAACAAAGGTACTGGCGCTCAGTTCTTGGCGCAGATAGAAAAAACCGCCGGGGTCAAACCCGAGGAAGTCAAATGGACAGGATTGGACGAATTTCTCCGCTCCCGCCAAAACGTCACCAAACAAGAGGTGCAGGACTATCTTGCCGCCAACCGGGTGAACATTCAAGAGGTACGATTAGGTGATGTTTTGAATGATCCGACAGGCACATATCCTTATCGGTCAGCAGATGAATGGTCAGCCGCAGTAGACAGGGCTGGCCGTGCGCGTAATTGGGACGAGGTTGACAGACTTCATCAAGCATGGGAAGCGGCTGAGGGTTATGGCCCTGCCGGTTCTACCAAGTTCTCCAAATACACCCTACCCGGTGGAGAAAACTACCGAGAGATACTGCTGACGTTGCCGGAAGGAAGCAAAAGCCCAGCATATAAGGCACAAAAGGCATTAGACGACGCAAATAAGGCTTATGACGCAGACCAATCTTTTGAAAACTATCAAAGGGTTCTTCGCGCAAGAGAAGAAGCAGATAAGGTTGGTGCGGACTGGAAATCGCCAGAATTCCGTTCTTCCCACTTTGACCAACCAAATATCCTAGCCCATATGCGGGTAAACGACCGAATAGTAGACGGTAAGAAAACTCTGTTCATCGAGGAAATTCAGTCCGATTGGCATCAGGCTGGCCGGAAGCGCGGGTATAAAAGTGAAAGTCTTGGCGAACAAGTTAGCGATTCTGAATATCGCCGTGCGGCTGAGCTTCAGCGCAGGCAAAATGTTCTTGGGGAAACATTAACCGCAGAAGAGTCAAGGGATTTGAACGAAATTATGACAAGGCACACAAGGTCTGTTCCTGCTGCTCAAGTCCCAGATGCGCCATTTAAGACCACATGGCACGAACTAACCCTAAAGAGAGCAATACAAGAAGCCTCAGAAAAGGGATATGACCAGATCGCCTTCACCACCGGCAAGACACAGGCAGAACGGTACGACCTGAGTAAGCAGGTGGACAAAATTGCCATTACAAAGACTGGTGGCGTTTGGGCTGTTAATGCTTGGAAAGATGGTAGCAAAGCAATCACAAAAGATGCAGCAACAGATGCTGATTTGGCCAATCTAGTCGGGAAAGAATTGGCTGACAAAGCAATAAAACAAGGCGGTGGTGAATATGCTGGCCTAGACCTTCAAGTAGGTGGTGAAGGCATGAAAGGCTTTTACGACAACATCCTTCCTAAATCACTAGAGAAACTAGGCAAGAAGTTTGACGCTAAAGTAGGAAAGACAGAAATGGACGGCGTAGAGGTATGGCAGATGGACATCACACCTAAGATGCGTGAGTCTGTTCTTACAAAAGGTCAGCCATTGTTCGCCGCTACTCCAGCCGTCGGTTTACTAGGTAGAGACGAAGAACAATAACTGTTGTATAATTACCATACTTATCCCGAACAACCGGAAGGATTCGGACATGGAAGACAGTAAAGTAGAAGAAATTACAGAACGCAGGTTGCCGCCTAATGCTGGCATGGGAAGGCCCAAGGGTAGCCCTAATAAGTCCACAGCAGCCGTCCGCGAGGCCATTGCTAGGATGGCAGAGGACAATGCGCCCAAGTTCGCAGAATGGCTAGAAATGGTCGCAAAGCAGAGTCCTGAAAAGGCGTGCGACATCTACCTGAAGGCGATTGAGTACCACATCCCCAAACTGGCTCGAACTGAGGTTACAGGCGCAGAGAATGGACCGCTGACCATCAAGGTGGTCACGGGGATATGACCGAGCGAGAAGTCGCTACCGGATACCAACCGCGAGAGCAGCAGAGAAAGATTCACGATGCTGTCCGCGATCACCGCTTTGTGGTGGTGGTGGCTCACCGTCGGATGGGTAAGACCGTGGCTGCGCTCAACCAATTGATTCATTCTGCTTTGCAATGCCAGAAAGAATCGCCAAGGTACGCTCTAATATGCCCGACGTATTCCCAGGCCAAACGCGTCGCCTGGGACTATCTTGTAAAGTTTACCCAACCACTAGATACTGCGGCCAACATCTCGGAGTTGAAGGTCGATTTCTATGGACGACGGATACAACTTTACGGCTCGGACAATCCTGACAGTCTGCGTGGGCAGTATTTTGACGGTGTTATTCTTGACGAAATCGGTGATCAAAACCCGAAGATATGGAATGAGATTGTTCGTCCTGCTCTTGCTGACCGTCTTGGTTGGGCTTTATTTCTAGGAACGCCTAAGGGTGCAAACCACTTCAAAGACTTCCGAGACCGAGCAGAGTCAGAACCAGGCTGGAAGTTACTTGAGTTCAAGGCTTCGGAGACGGGCATACTTTCTGAAGATGAACTGTCCGCTGCCAAGAAGGAAATGGGCGACGCGAAGTACGCCCAAGAATTCGAGTGCAATTTTGATTCTCCGGTTGAGGGAGCATTCTACGCACAGCAAATTGTGGAACTCGCTCCTGAGAGATTTCAGGATTTTGCCCGAGACGATCTCCTTAAAACCTATACGGCGTGGGATCTGGGTGTTGGTGATTCGACGGCGATCTTCGTTGCACAGACGATGGGTAAAGAGGTCAGGATCATCGACTACGTTGAGAACCACGGGCAGGGCCTAGCCTGGTACGTCAACTGGATCAAGGACAACAAATACCACGCAGCAGAACACATCCTGCCGCACGATGTGGAAGTAAGAGAACTAGGAACAGGAAAGAGCAGAAAAGAGATCCTGCAAGATCTAGGACTGTCCGTAACCGTCTGCCCAAGACTAGGGGTAGATGACGGAATACAAGCCGTCAGGAGGCTTTTGCCAAACTGCTGGTTCCACCCGAAAGCAAAACAAGGACTAGACTGCCTGCGAAACTACCGTAGGGAGTACGACGAGAAACGCCAGGTGTTCTACGACAAGCCGTTACATGACTACACATCTCATGCGGCAGACGCATTCCGCTACCTAGCGGTCGGGATGAACCAGACGAGCAACTGGAGTAAACCAATCAACGCCAATACCAAATGGATCGTGTAAATGAATGAAGAAACCTTAAAAGGCATACTCGAAAACGAGATTGACAATGCCATTGGTTATTTGGAGACAGAGACCACCGAATCCCGTCGTAAGGCTATCCAGTATTACAACGGCGAGGAGTATGGCAACGAGGTAGAAGGCCGTTCCCGTATCGTTACCCGCGAGGTTGCTGAAGCCGTAGACGGTGCTATGCCTGCGCTTATGCGTGTGTTTACCGCATCTGACGAGATGGTCGTGTTCGAGCCAAAGGGACCCGAAGATGTCGAAGCAGCCGAGCAAGCCACCGAGTACTGTAACTGGGTGTTCATGCGGGATAACCCCGGAGTCTCGATTCTGCACACCTGGATTAAGGATGCGCTTTTACAAAAGAACGGCATTATCAAGATCTACTGGAATGACGAGACCGAGGTCAACACCGAGACCTACGAGGGGCTTTCGGCAGACGAGTTAGCTCTGCTTTTAGCCGATCAGCAGTACGAGATCGTCAGCCAAAAGGAAACACAGATAGGCGAGATCCCTGCCCTGCCGACACCGGAAGAGATCGCGGTAGCCCAGCAGACGGGAGTTCCTCCCATGCCCCGCATGGAGCCCGTGTTCTCCTATACCGTCAAGGTTAAAAAGACCGACAAAAAAGGTCGGGTAAAGGTAGAGAACGTCCCGCCCGAAGAGTTCATCGTCAGCAAGAAAACCATCCAGTTAGCAGAGACACCGTTCTGTGCTCATCGCCGTCTTGTAACCCGCTCCGAATTAGTTGCAATGGGGTTCGATAAGAAAGAGATCGACGAACTCCCGACCTACGAAGATCTGACCTACACGCCCGAGAGAACCGCCCGTTACTCCAACGGAGAGCAGCCGGACGATCCGAGTCTTGATCCTGCAATGCAAGAGATCGAGGTCTTTGAGGTCTACATCCGTGTGGACTACGACGAGGACGGTATCGCAGAGCTCCGCAGGGTTATCTACGCAGGGTCATCGGTCTTGGAAAACGAAGAGATCGACTACCTGCCGTTTGCCGCGATCTGCCCGATCCCGCTGCCGCACAAGTTCTTCGGTCAGTCTTTGGCAGACCGGACAATGGACTTACAGATGATCAAGTCCACGATCACCCGTCAGATGCTTGACAATATGTACCTGACGAACAACGCTCGTGTCGTGGCGGTAGACGGACAGGTAAACCTAGACGATCTGCTGACCGTTACTCCTGGTGGTGTGGTTCGTGTCAAGAACCCTGCCGCCGTCCAGCAGTTGTCAGTTCAGGCAATCGCAGGGCAGTCATTCCCGATGCTTCAGTACTTGGACGACATCCAAGCAAAGCGTACAGGCATCACAGAGGCTTCCCAAGGGCTAGACCCCAACATCCTGCAAAACACCACGGCAACGGCTATTGCGGCCATGCAGAACGCCGCCGCAGGCAAGATGGAACTGATCGCCCGTATCTTTGCAGAGACAGGCGTAAAAGACCTATTCCGCTCCATCCTGCACCTGCTTACAAAGTACCAAGACAAACCCCGAGTCATCCGGCTCCGTGGCAAGTTCGTGCCTATGGACCCCCGCGAGTGGGACAACGAGTACGACATGACCGTAAACGTGGGCCTGGGTACGGGAACCCGCCAAGAACAGATGGCTATGCTTGGGATGGTCTTACAAAAACAGGAGCAGTTGATCGGACAATACGGTCCCGCTAACCCCCTAGTTTCCATTGGTCAGTACCGCCAGACTCTAGGGAAGTTCATCGAGGCCGCAGGGTTCAAAGACTCCAGCAGGTTCTTCAAGGAAATCACCCCTGAGATTGATGCCCAACTGTCCCAGCCCGCCCCGCAACAGCAGGGTGCTGACCCGATGGCTCAGGCAATCATGGCTCAGACCCAGGCTCAGATTCAGTC